TATTGTCTCATACAAGCAAGCCGAGCCGTTTGCCCCTGTCCGTAATGACCACTTAATCGGTCTGGCTCAGTGCTATGAGCATCTCAAGCAATACGACAAGATGCTGGAAGTAACTCAAAGACTTTTAAGCCCAGAACGTACTAATCCGTTCCCCCATAGCGCTTCGTTTATTAACAACGAACACTATTATGATACCGGCACACTTCCAGCTAGATTGTATGAGCAAGCTCTAGAGCATCTAAGAAGAGAGGAAGAGAAGCCCAAGCTTCCGTTCTTTATTAATGTTAAGCCCGCTCTTACTAAGCGTCTTTTTGTTGTAGACAATTTCTACTCCAATCCAGATGAGATTCGTAACTATGCTCTTACGCAAGTAGAGTATGAACAGGATCTCAGATGGTACAAGGGTATGAGATCGAAGACTACATATCGCGCTGAAGGTACTAAAGAAGCGTTTGAACATATAATCGGCCAGAAGATTGTCGATTTCGATTCTTGTTACAACGGTGTCTTCCAACTTATGATGTCATCTGATCCTCAAGTTTATCACTATGACGTTCAGAGATGGGCTGCTATGATCTACCTAACCCCTAACGCACCTCTAGAGTCAGGAACGCGCTTGCATAAATCATTAATCAACGGTACAAGACATAGAGATGAACCGGATGCTGACTTTGCATTCCAAGGTGACTTCTATGACTCTACTAAGTTTGATATCGCCGATGCTGCTGGTAATGTCTATAATAGACTGGTTATTATGGATGCTGGCAGCTTCCATTCTGCTGGTCCTTATTTTGGCAATTCCATGGAAACCGGCAGACTCACCCACCTTTTCTTCTTTGATTGACTATGATTACGAACCCTGACATAACCTCAAGCGTTAGTACCGCTTACAAGCTAGCCTATCCATATCCCTATATTGTGATAGATAACTTTTTAGATGAATATTTTCTCGCAAAAGTGAAAGAAGAGATTGATCTTTTTCAGCATTGGTACTATGATCCAAATAGTTACGTAACATCTGAGCAAGTTAATAAGCAGTTCGCTCCCTATTCGTTTGACGAAGAGAGTATGACTAGCTTTAAAACTACTCTACCGCTTACTAATATTATTATTGACTATTTTTATTCTCAAGAAGGGCTAAAGTATCTTGAAAAGCTAACCGGTATTGAGGGATTGATGGGCGATCCCGACCTGATGGGCGGTGGTATACATAGAATACATGCTGGAGGTAAGCTAGATATACATGCTGATTTTAATTTGCAGCCTAATAGAAATGTATGGCGTCGAATTAATCTCCTGCTTTACCTAAATAAAGATTGGCAGGATGAATGGGGTGGTCATTTAGAGCTCTGGGATAAAGATCTATCTAAATGCTGCGTTAAGATTGCTCCTGAATTCAATCGTGTAGCAATTTTTAATATTACAGATGATGCTTACCATGGACATCCTTATCCGATGACATCGCCACCAGGCGTTACAAGAGACTCTATCGCGTTATATTTTTATACACAAGATAGACCTGAACACGAAAAAGCACCTTTCCATCCAGTTCTCTGGAAGAAAATATAAAGGAACTTAAATGAAGACAGTTTTAGACGAGAATAATGTATCAGTGCATTTATGGTGTGACGAGGATACACCTGTACTGACACCGGAAGGGCTATACTTTAATGATAACCTTGATGATCCTCTGCTAACTGATTCAAATGCGCAGATCGTTGAAAACGTGACGCCACCAGAAGACTGGTATGGTAGAAAGTATTGTTATGTGGACGGTCAATGGGAAATCAATCCTAACGACCCCACTGTGAACATTTAAAATAGAGAGTTCTATATTATGAAATTTTCGATTATTACACCTGAGCACGATCCCGCTAACATTCCATTCCTGATGGAGCTGTTCGAAAGCATTGTGTGTCAAACACATCAGGATTGGGAGTGGGTTCTTTATCTTAATGGTAAATGCCAGTTCGATCATATTCCTGAAGTGATTAAGAATCACCCTAAGGTTGAACTTTATCGCCAGGAAGAAGATAACAAGAACATTGGCCATATTAAGAACAAAGCATTCCATCTAGGAACTGGTGATGTTCTGGTTGAAGTTGACCATGACGATCAGATCACTCCTAATTGCCTGGAAGAGCTTAACAAAGCTTTCGAAGATGAAAGTATAGGCTTTGTTTACAGCGACGCCGCAATTCTTCATATGAATGATGAATTTGTGCCATTCAATCCAGCTTACGGGTGGACTTATAGAACGTTTAATTGGAAGGGTAAAGAACTCTATTCCATGAATTCGTTTGCGCCAACTTCTCATGCTGTCGCTTTTATTTGGTATGCACCAGACCATGTTAGAGCTTGGAGAGCATCTACCTATCGCGCAATCGGCGGACACAATCCAGAACTTTCGGTATGTGACGATCATGAATTAATGCTCCGTACGTATCTCGAAACTACTATGAAGCATGTACCGGAAGTGCTTTACATTTATCGCATTACCGGTGATAATACATGGCTTGAGCGTAATGAGCAGATTCAGCATATGACTGTTGATCTGTTCCATCACTACGGTAGAGCAATTGCTGAGCGTGATGCCGATATGAAGGGTCTACTGAAGGTAGATATCGGCGGTGGTCTTAATCCTTATCCAGGTTATATCACTGTTGATACACGCGAGCATGCTGATCATGTGCACGATTTGAACGATGGTATACCTCTTCCTGATAACTCAGTTGGCGTTCTAAACGCTTCTCATATTCTTGAGCATCTTCACGACAAGCATAAGATTATGTCGGAAATCCATCGCGTGCTAGCGCACGGCGGGTGGGCTTTTATTGAAATCCCGTCTACCGATGGCCGCGGTGCATTCCAAGACCCTACTCACGTTTCCTATTGGAATGAAAACTCTTTCTTGTACTATACTGATAAATACCTGGCTGACTTCATTGATAATGATACTGTGAAATTCCAGGAGTTCAGAAAGCAAACATGGTATCCAAATGAGTGGATGCAGAACTTAGGTGTATTGGTTACTACGGCATGGCTCGTAGCTGTTAAGGATGATAATGTTCGGCTCCCTCATTTGCTAAAATTCTAAGAGGTAAAGCTGATGGCACTGCCAGCTTCTGGTACAATATCATTTAACGACATACAAACTGAATTTGGTGGTTCTAATCCTATCGGGCTGGAAGAATATTACCGTACGGGTACACCAGGTTTTAATACTAGTATACCAACATCTGGTCAGATTGCGATTAGTAATTTTTACAGCACTCAAGCTGTTCAAATTACTGATAATTCCTTTTATTCTCTCAACCCAGATCCTGCATATGCAACTTTTTTTGTTACTTCAGGGGGTAAGATACAGTTCTCAGCCGAAGATAATGGCGCAACCCCCCAGGACATTGAGTCATGGTATGGCGGAGTTGGATCAGGTATTACTAGCTATGAGGTTAAAGTTGATGTCACGAGCGGCTCGGTTCTCGGCGACTCTACAGGCGCTTGGTTAGCGTTATCAGGAGGAACTAGATCATGGTATGTTGTAACGCAGTTTCCATTCGACTCACAAGTAGCCTCTTTCACTGTTTCGCTGCGTAGAACAGGGGGCTCTGTACTTGATACAGCTTCCATTACAATACAGGCCGATTCATTCTGATTGATATTTCAATGCAGATCACAGGATCCTGATTTATATAAATAAAATAAAACAATCAGGATGATGCTATGGCCGTTCCAACTTCAAGAGAAGAATTCAAAGAGTATTGCCTACGTAAGCTAGGTAAGCCTGTTATTGAAATTAACGTCGATGATGATCAGGTAGAAGATCGCATTGATGAATCGCTGCGTTATTACTGGGATTATCACTTCGATGGTTCCGATAAAATTTACTATAAGCATCAGGTAACAGAGCAGAATAAGACTGACAGATATATTATTCTTCCAGAGAATATTATCGGCGCAGTTCGCGTTTTCCCTATTGCTGATCCTATGGTTCGCTCTGACGACCTGTTTAATATCCGCTATCAGATAGCACTCAACGATCTCTATACACTCACATCTGTCTCTATGGTCCCATATTATATGGTCATGGAGCATTTGGCGTTGATAACAGAAATGCTCGTTGGCCAGCAACCAATCAGATATTCAAGACATAAGAACCGCGTCTATGTAGATATGGACTGGGGTATGATTAATGTTGGCGAGTTTCTGCTTATTGAAGCATATGAAGTACTCGACCCTGAAATCTGGGATCAGGTATGGTCTGATCGCTGGCTACAAAATTATACTACAGCAAAGATTAAATATCAGTGGGGCTCAAACCTAACTAAGTTTTCTGGTATGAATCTACCAGGCGGTGTGCAATTCAATGGCGAAAAGATTCTTAACGACGCACAAGAAGAGATACAAAAGTTCGAACAAGAAATGATTTCGTCGTATTCGTTACCTGTCTCTGATATGATAGGCTAATATATGCCAAACCTGTTCTTTAATAATTTTAATAGCTACTCTGAACAATCTTTAATTGAAGATCTCGTATGTGAGAGTCTTTCAATCTATGGGCATACCGTTTATTATCTTCCACGTGAGATAGTTAAGAAGGATGAAATTTGGTCAGAAGACTCGCTATCTTATTATAGAACGGCCTTTGAGTTTGACATGTATATCAAGTCGTACGATTCGTATGAAGGTGATGGAACATTCCTATCCAAGTTTAATCTAGAAGTTAGAGATCAAGTTACCTTTACAGTAGCTCGTCGAGTATTCGGTAACGAGATTGCTACACAGCGACCTGACATTCAGAGACCACGTGAGGGTGATCTAGTATATTCTACGATGATGAAGCGTATCTTTGTCATCAAGTATGTTAGCAGCACAGCCATCTATTACCAGATGGGTGATCTACAGACCTGGGATGTTGTTTGCGAAGTTTGGGAATACTCTAACGAGCGCTTTGATACAGGCGTTGATGAGATTGATTCGATCGAGACTTCATACTCGGTTTCGAATGTCTACGCTAATACAGACTACGAAGCTGCTATGCTGGACGTTTATGCACAAAATCAGGAATTTCAGGAAGCGGGCGCTAGTATTCTAGACTGGTCTACTGTTGATCCATTCAGTGAGGGTTCAGTATAATGTTTGGAACAACATTTGGTCACGGTACATTACGCAAATATGTTATTTACTTCGGTACGCTATTTAATAACATTTGGCTGAAGCGTTTCGATAACGCGGGTAATCTTATTCAGACGTCTAAAGTTCCACTTAACTATGGCCCACGCGAAAAGTTCTTAGCAAGGCTTGACGGGAACCCAGATTTACAACGCCCTATTGCTCTTCAGCTTCCAAGAATGACTTTCGAAATGACAGGTCTCTATTATGATCCGTCGAGAAAGCTAAACGCGGTTAATAAGACTACAGCGCCTGTACCCGGCGAAATCGGCCAGACTCGCTGGCAGTATCAACCTGTACCATACAATATTGACTTTGCATTATCAATTATGGTTAAGAATATTGAAGACGGTACATATATCGTCGAACAGATTCTACCATATTTTAACCCTGTCTGGACAGCAACGCTTAATTTAAACACAGACCTTAATCAAAGACACGATATACCTATTACACTCGATAATATTGTTTGCGATGATACCTACGAAGGTGACTTCGTAAATAGAAGAGCTGTTATCTGGACGCTTAACTTTACCATGAAGGGCTACTTCTTTGGTCCAACTAATCAAGCAAACGGTCTTATTATTAGAGATATCGACGTCAATCTGCGTACACCTGGAGAAGGTATCTCCATACCGAACGCCAATGCAACAAATACCAGCTACGTTCTAAACGTTAATATTAAGCCCGGGCAGACCGCTAATGGTGAGCCGCTAACATATTATGAAAACACAAGGCTGCATACATATCAGATATCCGGTGCTACTGGTGTATTCGATCCTACTGAGCAGGTATATGTAGATGGTGATAATTATTTCTACGTATCGTCCAGTAACTCGACAGTTGTAACTGCTAGAAATATTACCGGCAATGTATCCAACGGCGTGACAATTACAGGTGCTAATAGCGGCTATCAAGCAACTATCACATCTATATCTGTAGCACCGGAAGATTCGGTTAACAATCTAATAATTGCTGCTAATAGCGATTATGGATTCATATTTGATATAACAGAGAATTTCTAA